GCTAAAAAAAAATTATTTTTTCTATTGACATATATTATATTTATTAATTAACTTGTAAAGTATTTATGCGAATCCAAGAAGACCCAAGAGCTAAAACAACCCGCGAACTTTTCAGGCGCTATAGTGATGCCCGTACAGATTGGGATACAGAAGCTAGAAAAGACATTGACTTTTTTTATGGAAACCATTTTAGTGATAATGAAGTAGATGAGTTAGAAAGTCGTAATCAAGCAGCTGTCCCAATGGATAGGGTTGGTCCAGCTATAGAAAAATTAAAAGCTATGTTAACTTCTAATTCTCCAGCTTTTACTGTTATCCCAAGAGAAGATTCTGATACTAAAATGGCTAAAATGTGGAGAGTTGTTTTAAGTTACGTATGGGAAATATCAGATGGTAATTCTCAATTAAAAGAAGCTATACATGACCATAGTACTTCTGGATTAGGTTATTTATATGCTTATATTGATGCTGATTCTGATTTTGGAAAAGGTGAGGTAAAAATTACTAGTGTTAATCCTTTTAGGGTGTATGTACCATCTTCTAGTAGAGATAGATATTTTAAAGATGCTGATAATATTATACTCTCTACTATACTTACTGGTGAACAAATTTTAAATATATATCCAGAATTAGGGCCACAGCAAAATCCTGAAACTGGAGAGATGGAAGATGGAATAATAACTAATATTTCAGCTTATAGCGATGATGAAGACTATCCATCTAGTCAACAAAGTCAATCTCAAAAGACTTGGACTCCCGCTGAAGCAAAAGATTTAGAGGCTACTTTTCAAGAAAAGTACCAAGTATTAGAAAGATTTTATAAAACTAAAGTTCCTTTTTATCAAATCTTAGATGTTAATACTCAAGAAGAAATGATATTAAATGAACAAGAATTTCAAAAGTTTCTTGAAGAAAATCCTGGAGTTTTTGAAAGAGGACTTGTTCAATTTCAAGAAATTTTACAGACCCGTATAGCGGTAGTTGCGTCGGTTGGTGAAATTGTTTTGTATGAAACAGTGCTAAATACTGATATATATCCTATAGTACCACTTCCAAATATATATAGTGGTACTCCATACCCGAGGTCTGATATATCTAGAGCGAGACCTATGCAAAGACTATTGAATAAACTCTGGTCTTTAGCTTTGACTCACGCTCAGGCTTCTGCGGGTCTGAAATTAATTGTTCCTATGGGAAGTGTTGATAATATAAGTCAACTTGAGCAGGATTGGGCTAATCCTAATGCTGTTATAGAAGTTGACAGTTCTCAAGGAGAACCACATTTCCCAGCTCCAACACCACTTGCATCTGAATTTTATAAACTAATACAATCATGTGAGTTTTATATAGACTTTACATTTGGATTACCTGAATTAATGCATGGTTTTTCTGAAAAAGCTCCTGATACTGTTAGAGGTACAGAAAGAATGTTAGCTCAAGGTGCTGAAAGACCTAAATCTAAATTAAGAGATATAGAATTAAGTATTAGAAAACTTGGACAAGTTGTATATGGTATGTCAAAAGGACATTATACATTTAAAAAGATTTTTAGATTAACACAGGCTAATAATAATGTTAATGAAGTAATGGCTAATTATTATGATGATTATAGTGAAACTGTTATGGATATACAAAAAGATAGACATTCTATTGGTCAACATGATGTTAGTATAGAACCTGGTTCTACATTACCTACTAGTAAATGGACTGAATATCAAGTTTACGCTGAAGCTTTCCAAATGGGATTAATAGATAGAGTAGAAGTAATTAAAAAGAATCCAGAAATATTTGACAAAGAAGGTCTTATTCAAAGAATGGGTGAGATTCAACAGTTAAAATCTCAAGTAGAACAATTAACTGAACAAAATAAAGAATTGCAGGGTGACTTGCAAACAGCGCAAAGAGAGTCTGTATCTGACAGGAAACGGGTTGAAGTTGAGAAATTTAAATCCAAACTTTCCGGGGTGCAGTCTGATGCGAAAGCCGATAGGCAAATACAATCAAATAAACTCAAAAATGCAGTACAGCTTGAAATGGAAAAATTAAAACCTGAAATGCAAAATGTAGCTGAAGGTCTTGGTTCTGTTCCTGAGATTTAAGGATATTGCAAGGAGATAATCATGAGTGAAATCAATCAAGAAGGTCAACCATTAGAAGATAATGGAGTAAATCAAGAACTTGGATATGAAAATGTCCCTGTAGCTGACAATGGCGTTAATCAAAGTGAAACTTATCAAGTAGATTGGGAAAACGAAACTCGTAAATTTCAATCAATGTATGATAAACAAAAAGCTGAGAACAGTAAAATGAAACAAGATATGGAATATCTTGCTCAAGAGTTCGCTAAAAATCAAAGAAGTCAGAAAAACTCCAATGTTAATAATCAATCTTCTTTACCAGAGGATGAGTTTAATCCCTGGGATGCGTATTATAAGCCAGATTCACCTAGCTTTAAGTTTCGTCAACAGAGGGAACAAGAAGTGGTAAATCAAGCAATAGGTCAACAATCTGCCAAAATGGAAGAACAAATGTTGATAAATAATACAATGAATGAATTAAAGAACAATCATAGAATGACTGAATCTGAGGTTCGTGAATTTATGGAATGGTCAACTGACCCTGGAAGTAGTATGACTCTAGATACATTAGTTGATGTTTTTAAATCTCGACAAAATAAACCTGGGGTTTTACCATCTCAAGAACCTGTTCAAAATTCATTCGGAGCGGTTCAAGCCGCTAAAGAGGCTCCTCGTACTGCAGGTGTCTTACAAGGTCAAGAAGCTAATCAACCGAAAAGTGGTAAAGACCAAATGTGGGATATCATTATGAGTGCGGGTAGCAGAACTAATGTTTTAAAATAATAAACTAAGGAGTACTGAATATGGCAACATATAGTGCTGGCAGTTTATCGGCAAATGGTTCAAGAACTCCGGGCGCCTCAAATACCGATTTTCACACTAGAAGACTTTTTGATTTTAGTGACCGAGTGGCTGAGTTATCCCCTGACGAATCTCCATTTTTCGTATATCTGTCAAAAGTAGCAAAAATGCCTACTTCAGATTCACAGTTTCGATTTTTAGAAGATAGAACAAAAGTATCAATTACTGATAGAGCTTTCTTAATACAAGCAGCTGTAGGTAGTTTAGCCGCAGCTGGTGGCTCAAGTACAGTAACTTTTGATACAGTTGGTGGGGCTAATGTCGCATGGCTTATCCCTGGTATGGTAGTTTCTATCGGTGAAGATGATGATACAGACGCAGGAGACCCCGAGTGGTGTACTGTGAGATTGGATAGTGTTGTTCAAACATCTTCTACAGTAACAACAGTATCAGCAACTACTATTGCTGCGGCTAATGGTTCTACCACGGCTGTAGATAATAATACGAAGTGTACTGTTATTGGAACTGCATTTGAAGAAGGTACAGGGGCTCCTGATGTTTGGTCACAAAAGCTTGACCATGATTATGGATATACACAGATATTCAAAACAGCTTGTGAAATGAGCAATACTGCTCGTGCAACTGTTTATCGTGGTTACGCTGATGAGTGGGCACGCATTTGGAACTTAAAACTAAGAGAACATAAAATTGATATTGAACGTGCAATGTTATTTGGTATGCGTGGTAGTCAGAATAGTATTAACTATACTGATGGTATCGCAGGTCATATTATTGCAAATTCTCAATCTCAAGCAGTTTTAGATGGAAGTCAATTATCTTATACTGAAGATAAAGCTTATATGAAATCTAATACAGCTGCTCAATGGACTTATGATGATTTACTTTCTGATATGGAAGTTATATTTGACCCAGCAAGAGGTGGAAGTTCAGCAAAATTAGCTTTAGCTAGTCTTCCTGTTATTTCACACTTTAACAAGCTAAGTGGTTTTATTGATAATTCTTTCAATATGACTGATGCTGGAGCTGCGGCTTATAACTTTTCAAAAAGTGAAGGTTCATTTGGACATCGCATTATGAGAATTGAAACTGTTCATGGCGATATATCTCTTGTTAAAGAACCTTTATTTAGAGGTATGGCAGCAGGTTTCTTATGTATGGTTGATTTAGACCATGTATCATATAGACCTCTTGTTGGTAATGGTGTCAATCGTGATACTCACATTCAAACTAATGTCCAAGCGGCAGATGAAGATTTGAGAAAAGACATGATTCTTACAGAAGCAGGTCTTGAAGTTTCTCTTCCTGAATCTCATGCTTTGATTAATTTGGAGGGTGTGTAAAATGAGAAGTGATTATCTAAATGTAAATAGTGGTCAAAGTAATTGGAAAAAGAAAGTAGAACTTGTAGGTGCTGCTAGAACTCTTACTGCTGTTGATAGTGGTAAAGAGTTTTATTTAGAATCTTCAGGTGGAGCTTTTTCAATTACCTTACCAACTGGTTCTGGTATTGAAGATGGTGTTAATTATAAATTCTGGGTACAAGAAAATACTCCAACTGGAGCGGTAACTATCGCTGCTGGGAGTGCTATTGTATTTGGTAAAGTTAATGAAACCGAAGTTGATACTGGCGATGATGGCCCAGGTTCAAGTGCTGATGGCGCTACTGGTGTTTCTAATGTTATTATAGGAACATCAGCATTAAAAGGTGATTATATAGAACTTGACGCTTATGGCGGACATTGGTTTTTAAATGGTCAATCTGGTAAAGATGGAGCTGTTACTACATCATAAACTGAATAAATAAGTTAAACAGTCCTTAGAACTGTGGGGGTTGTCGTATAAAAAGAATTTAAGAGGATTTATTATGGCAGTATATGGAAATGTAAAAGTAAAAGTTTTTATTCACTATGCTAATACTAGCACTGAAACTAGTGATGTTGGAACAATAGCTAGAGATATAAAAGATTACGTTGCTAGTTTAGATTCAACCAATAATGAGATTATATCAATTACTCAATCTATATTAAGAGGAGATAGGGTAATGACAACTGTAGTAGCAGGTACATAATGATTTGTATTCATTGTGATTCACCTAATCCTGAAAGATGGTTTTACTGTCGCAATTGCGGTAAAAAAACATCTAAATCTAAATTTACTACAAATTTATATATGAT